TTAGCAAGTAATCTTCTGACTAAATCTGCATCCCCTTTACTTCTTGCTGGTATATCGCTTTCAGTTGCTCCACGTGGAGCATTAGGTACACCGTGTTTTGCCGCACTTGAACCCGGTATTTTAGCTGCCGCTGTGTGTGCTGCTGCTTTTGATGAACCTTTTCCACCTGATGATTTTCCACCACCTTTTCCACCACCTGAACCTTTGCCTTTTCCACCAGATTTCTTTCCAGTACCTGTTCCAGCTGGTAGCTCTTGTTCTTCGTACATATATTATACCTCCTTACTTAATAATTTAATGGGGTGGGACTAGCCCACCCCAATTATATTATAATGCCTGACCTCTTACTATTCTATCTACAGTTCTATAGAAATCGACAGTGTCAGGTGAAACTCCGTTCGTAACTGGTTGTGGTATTCCACCGACAGTAGTCATAATATTTCTACCGTTTACAGTAAGTTTAGAGTTGCCACCACTTACAGCGTTTGCCATAACTTCGATAAGTTTAGCAAGGTAAGCGTTGGTATTTTTTACTTCTGTTAGGATAGAAGATAGTATGCTACCATCACCAATTTGTTCGTTAGTTCCAGATTTGGTCATCTTTTCTATATTAGAGTCGATAGATGATAGTAAATCAGTTACATTCTTACTACTACTTTGTGCATGTTTTACAGCCTTTATAACCTTAGTTGCGTCATCGAAATTATTGCTAGTAGTATTATTTATAATAGCAGGTCCGTAAGCTCCAGATTTAACCATACGCTCTACGACATTATAAATAGCTTCCCTAGCATTTCCGAATCCTTCAAACTTAGGAGCTATAAAGGATTTAACTGCACCATATCCACCTTTAACTACATCAATCGCAGTTCTAAGCTTATGTGCCACCGCACTCTTAGTCTTATAGATTAAAATAGCTTTCGCCATTCTAAGTCTCTTATCATTAAGAGTTATAGCTTCAGAATTAGTCTTCTCAGGGTCATTAATGTAAATCTTATTATTTCTTAACTCCTTACCTATTATAAAGTGAGGAGCTCCAGTTGATGACACTGTAAGAAGTATAGGAGACCTTCCAGCCTTTAGTTCAGCTAGGAATAACTTCACGACATTTGATGTAACAATAGAAGACTGAATTCTATGTTCGGCAAGTATTGATTTGAAGTAAGACATAGGTGTTCCACCCATAGGTCCTTGCTTCATAGCAATAGCTTTTCTTACAAGTTCAGCCATATCATATTTTATATCAAGTTTATCAAGAAGCATAGCCATAACAGAAGGTCCACAACCAGCTTCTCTAAATGACAATCCACCCATTGAAAGTTTATTCCATTTAGATGAAGTTTGATTTACATGACGTATAGGTCCGTATCCAGCTGGTCCATTACCTGCTTCTAGTCCAGCCTTTTGTGATAATGTTGCTCCTTCTGTATACATCTTAGTACCTTGCTTAACTGAATAAGGATTGAACTTATCAACAGCGTATCCAGTAAGTCCCATCTCCATTGCGGCTTTCTTAGTTTGTGGATAAGCTTCAGCTGCAAATTCTGTAACTTCTCCAGCTTTCACATGTCCATCTTTATTTCTATCAAGTCCGTGGTTCCATGAATACTCTAAAGAACCTCTTGAGTAAACTACTTGGTCAGGTTTATATCCTAGTGATTTAGGATAATGTAGTATAGCATATAAGTTATGAACGTTTGGTTCATGTTTTCCAAGTTGTGACATAAGTTTAGGTCCAACTCTTGCTATTTGCTCCATTGGTGAGAAGTTTCTTGGGTCTTCATTTGGTGCAAATCCCCAAGCTGGTCTATACTTCGGAATTACTTGGAACATACCAGCCGCTCCACCAGTTTTATTGTAAGCGTCTTGTCTCCATCTTGATTCGGAATAAGAAATAGCTAACATATTTCTTGCGACATCTGGTCCCCACTTACTAGAAGCGTAGTTCCACATATCTTGCATTTTCTTTCTAAATGCTGGGTCTTTGGCTCTTTCTTGAAGTTTTCTGTTATCCGGAGTTCCAGTATATTCAGTACCACCGTAAGTACCACCGCTAGTGCTACCATCTCCTGAGTTTAAACTATTACCAAACATATCTATTCCGAACATACCACCAATACTACTTGCAAGAGCAGTAAGGTTTAAGTTCTTAATGAAACTTGCATTTCCACCAAACATTGCAGCATTTAGTGCATCTGTCATAGAGTTTGATGGTCCTGCTTCATAATCACGAATGTTAGATACTACCGAGTCTGCATTTTGAACCACCGCATCTGTACTAAGTGGGTCGCTACCAGCTGGTAATGTTACATTTTCTGCAATTACAGATTGTCCGTCAGCAGCGGCTTTTGCAGCGGCGTTCGGGTCTTGTCCATTCTTGATAGCTTCTTTTGCGGCTTCCATAGGACTAGGTCCAACATCTTTTCCGACCATTCTGTTGAACATGTTATTTCCAGCTTTTAGCTTTTTCTTTTGCTCTTCAGTCATAACGCTTATAGAACCATAACCAGTAAGTGGTCCATCTCCATACATTTCACCTAGCATTCTTTTCTTAGCTTCATTATGTTTAGCTTCTTGTGCTTCTTTCTTTGCTTGTCTTTCTGCTTCACGTCTTGCGTCTTCAGCCTTTCTATCAGCAATCTTCTTTTCAAGTTCAGCTCTCTTTTTATTATCTTCGACTTCCTTACCTTCTTTTGTATATTTGCTACTTTGTTCCAGTGCTACCTTTTTAAGTTCAGCATCGGTCGTTCCAACAAGTCTCTTTTGACTTTCAACTTCAGCCGCCTCAGCGTCTAAATTAGTTGTAGTCGTCATAGGCTTATAATCCCAACCACTATCATCATTTATATCCATAGCACCGTCTACGATTTTCATTCTTTCTTTTGCTAGTCTTTCCTCAATCGCTCTTTGGTCTTTATTCTTTCTTTCTTCTTCTTCAAGAAGTTTCTTCATATCCTTTTCCCATTCTTCATGGTTTTTATCGTATTCTGCTTTTTCTTCATCATTTGCAAAGATATAGTAATAAGCATTTCTTGCTATCCAATCTATCGGACATACAAAAGGCACCCAAGCTAAGAACCATTTTGTTGTAGCAAGTCCATATAGTGCATTTGCAAATCCAACAGCAAGTCTCATAGACCATGTAACCTTATTACTATTAAGACCCATTATATCTGATGATTTCCACATACCCCATAAGAATTCTCCTATGAAGAATAGTGCGTCAACTATAAATCCTACTGGTGGAGCAACATATGCTGCACTTCTTAATGTAGTCTCTGCTGTGTTTTTAGCAACAGCTTTTGCTCCATCTTTTGCAGCCTTTTCTCCAAACTTAGCAAAGAACTTAATTATACCTTCAACCATTCTAGTCGAGAAGAACCATTTAACCACCTTAGATGACTTTAACCAAGTTTTAACAGCGTCAAGAAAGTGAGTCTTAACCCAACTAAATGCTGCTGTAGTCATAGCCTTACCACCACGATAAGCGGCTTGAGTAAGCCCAATCTTAGCTCCAGCTTTAAGTAGAGGTTTTGCTACCGCATGAACACCGCTTACGATAGCATGGTCTTTTTGAAGTCCTCTATCTATGTGCCCACCTCTAAGTCCAAATAGTCCATTTTCTAAAGTCTTATCCCATCCTTCTATACCTTTACCAAATGTACCGTATCCAAATGCGTTCTTATCACTACGGTCTTTATCTTGGTCAGCAATCTTATCAGGGTCATTATCATCTCCGAAGAAGAATCCTTTAAGCCAATCTTTTACAGAACCAAAACCACTTTTCAAAGCATCAACTATTGTTCCTAAAAGTCCAGTCTTCCAAGCCGCAAATCCAAGAATTAATCCTCCAAATAGTTTTTCCCACCAAGAAGTTTCTTTCTTTTCTTCAGCTGGTTTACCTTCACCGTCAACATAAGCGATTGCTTGTTGAGCTTCAGCGTCTTGCTTTTTATCAATCTTAGCGTACTCTTCTCCAGATTTCATATTAGGAGACTTTCTTCTTCCAGTCATTCTCTCCCAAGCACTTCTGCCAGACCTTATAGCCTTTTGTATAACACCAGCACCCGGACCTAATTTCTTTTCTAAAGATTCAGTATATTCTAAATCAACCGCACCAACAGCTTTAACAACTTCAACAACTCTTACGCTATCTAGTGTACCACCGACAACAAAGACTTCTTGAAGTGCAGCCTTACGCTTCATTCCAAATAAGCCCATTATAGACCTACCTACAAATCCAGCCAAATCAACAGCTTTTGTTATAAGCCAACCTATACCTTTTCCTATAGTCTCTACCGTCCACTTAATAGTAGAACCGATAGCTTCTACTCCCCATTTAATAAAGTGTCCTACACCTTTTACGGCTGTCCATATAGCTTTACCTACACCAGTCATAATATCTTTTAAATGAGTTATAGTATATACTACACTATCAAATAGACCTTTAACTGCCATTTTAAATACAGTACCAACACCTTTTACGAATCCTACAGCTATATCTTTAAAGAAACCTACAACATTTTTAAATGCACCGTAGAATCCTTTAATCATATTAAGACCTAGATTAAGCATCGGTTTTACTATCTTAGACCAACCTTGTTTAAATATCCATTTAGGGAAATTCCATAGGAATAACTTGAATGCTCCAAATGTTTTCTTAGTAGCATCCCATATAGGTTGTAAGAATTTAGTATATAAGAAAGACATTATTTTACCCGGTAAAGCTTTTGCTCTTCTCCATTGTCTTTTAAACCAGTTTCCTAGTTTTGAGAAGTGTCTATTCTTTATATCCTTATCTCCAAATCCGGGTATATCTCCATGAACTTTTACAAGTATTCTTTTGATATACTCAGCATTATATGCAAGAGATGAAGTTTGAAGCTCTATCGTTTCTTTAAGTCTTATAGCATCTTCTTGGTACTTCTTCTTCCAATCCTTAAGCATTATATATAAGTCTGACTTTTTACCAGTCATATACTCAGCCGCTTTCTTTTTAGAAGTAGCTCCTAGAAGTTTCTCCTTTGCTGAAGTCGCTGCTCCTACAACTCTATCTTTTGCAGAATTGTATAAACCTTTTATTTTAGATATAAGACCGGGCTTAACTTTAGAACCATCAGCTTCTAATATCTCATCGGCGTCTCCCGTGTCAGACGCTTTAGCATTTGCTACATTTCCTTTTGCTTTATTTATTAAATCTTTTACTGTTCCTACTATACCATTCATACGAGCTTCTTTAGCTTCGTTTACCATCTTTTGTGGGTCTATTACTTCTACTTCTTTAGTTATAGGAACACTAGGTGCACCAGTTGCAACTTGAGATGAAGTATCAGCTTTTCTATATAGATAAACTGCTCTTCTTGCTTTTGCTTCAAGTAAATCTACAGATACAACCATATTCTTTCTTCTTGCTGGGTCAGAATAATATGCCATTCCACCTTCAATTCTTCTTACTACTAAGTAGTGAAGATTGTCAGTTTCAAAATCATCAACTTCGACTATCATTATAGTATCTTTCTTTAAAATCTTTTTCATAGTCTCAGCTTTAGGATTCTTCATGTATCTTGCACCTATACCGAACTTACGACAAACTTCAAGCATAAACTCAGGCGATACACCATCTCTTGAACCTACCCAACCAAATGACCTTTTTGCGAGCATTGTAGGTTCTACCTTAGTATCAAGTACAGCTGATATTGCTTGGGCAAGAGCGGCAAGTCCACATAGAGTTGAGTTACCCATAAATGCACCGAATATCTTAGAAGTTATTTTATTTTGATTAAAATAATACTTAGTAGCTGTATCCCAGATACCTTGTCCTGATTTTCCTTCTTTATCCTTTTCATCTTCTTCTTTTGCCTTTTGAACAGCATTTGCTTCTTCGTGTTCTCTCATCTTTTCTTTGACATACATCTTACGAAGAGTTTTCTTATCTTTCTTAGATAAACCTTCGATATTATCTATATCCTTTAAAGATGTCATTTTATATTTATTGTCATTCCATAATTTTTCTTTAGCTGACATATTAGCTTTATATTCAGCCTTTTCAGCAACTTGAGCATTTGATGAACCATAGTTACTAGCAAATACAGTGCTGTCAGTTTGTCCAGTAATAAGAGTTCTAAGTCCTTTAAACGGTGCTGCTATTATCTTTCCTAAGAAACCAAATATTCCACCAAATATTTTCTTAAAGAATCCTGCAACTGGGTCTATAACCTTTTCTTTCATTTTAGCAAAGAAAGGTTTCACAAAATCTGCCGTAAATGAACCTGTAAGTTTATCTCCAAGTCCAGTAAAGCTTCCAAGTATCTTAGTTGCTGTATTTGACATAAAGTCTTTTATTGGTTTAAATGTTGATTTAAGTGGTTCCCACACATCAAGCTTAAACCATCTTCCCATAGACTTAAATCCTTTTGAGAAGAAACCAGTAACCTTTTCTGTCATCTTTGTAAGTATACCTTTCTTACCAGATTCCTTATCCCCTATCATCCAAACTTTTAAGTTTGACAAGAATGAACCTTCTTCGGTTCCGAATAAGAATTTCTTAAATCCTTTTGATTCTCCAGCTATTGATATAGCAAGTCCTGCAAGAGCCGCATTAACTGGACCTATGAAACCTAACGGAGTTGCAAGAGATAGTATACCCGAAATACCAGCTATTCCTCCACCTACGACTAGAGTAGATTTTAAAATTCTTCCAGTCTTTTCACGAAGTTCTTTTGCTTTCTTATTATCTCCGAATAGCTTATCAAATATATTATTCTTATAAGCGTATATTCCAGCACCAAGTGCAATGGCTCCTAGTGCTATGGGAGACGCAAGTCCTGTCATACCAATTAAAGGTCCAACCATTGATTTCTTTAAAGTCTTAAAGATACCAATACCTGCAACACCTATCATTGCAGCTTTTGATACATTCCAAATAGTTTCTTTATTCTTTTCATAAAACTCTTTAGTTTTAGCTACTCCCGAAGTTGTAGCATCTTTTACCATGTCTCCAGCTTTTGACGCATAGTCCTTTATAGTCTTTTTAGCATTGTCAACTTTTTCTCCAATGTCTGTTGCTGTTCCACCAGTTGCAACATCGGTAGCTGTTATCTTAGCATCATTTATAGCATCTTGTACAGACTCTACTTTCTCATCTATATCAATACCAGTTTTGTCTTTAAACTTACCTTTAAACTCTTCAAGCTTCTTTTTAAATTCAGATGAGCCATATAATATAGCTTTAGCTTTTTTAGTTCTTTCGTCTTCAGAAAGAGTCGGGTCAGTTAAAACATCTGCCATTCTTTCTTTATCTTTTTCGGTTACATTAAAGTCATCAAGTTCTTGATTGAATACTTCAGTTGCAAGTTTACCTGATATTATTCTTTCAATCTTTCTTTGATGTCCGATAATAGCTTCAAGTTCGTATGGCGATGTCTTCATAAGGTTTTTGTAGACTTCACTTTCTTTTAATCCTAACTTGTCTCCAAGTTTAGTATCAGCTAAGTCTTTCAAAGCGTTTGCCATATTAGCTTTAAATAAACCTAGAAGAGAACCCATATTATCTTTTATAAATTCTCTTGTAAGAGCAATCTCATCATCTGACATTGTAGTTCCAAATATATTTCCTACTTTACCATCTTTTCTTGACATGTCTACAATGTTTTCTCCAGCCATAGGGTTTTGGTAGTTGTATGTCATCTTTCTACCTTTACCGCCACCAAATCCAACTACAGCTCCTTGGTCTAGTAAGTCTGAACGGTTAAACATTGCTATTCCACCATTTATACGTGCATTTTGTGCATAATCCACATTGTAGTTATTTCTGTCCCATACATAGTTCTTAGTAGACTTATTAATAGACCAGAAGCTATCAGATGTATCTTTGTTAGTTTCTGCTTTATACATTAAGTCTCTAAGCTTATAGAAATCTGATTCTGAAAGTTGGTCGTCTTTTAAATCCATGTGTAACTTAGCATCGTTGTAGTTATGATTTTTAAGTGTAGCTATATCATAACCCGATTTTGCCATGTTCTCCATCATGTATTTCATAAGTTTTAAAAATCTTTCTTCATCAAGATTTTTTCTATCGTCATCTTTCATATTCTTTTTAAGAATTTCAGCAAGTCTTTCATATTCATAATCAAGCTTAGGACGATTATCTTGGAACTCTTGCTTAGCTTGAGAGATAGTTTTAAATACACCTTTATTATAATCATATACAGTTCTTTCTTTACCAGAAAGAAGTGATACCATAGATGATAAGTAAGTAGGGATTACATTGACGATAGCCTCTCTTGTTGCACCATCAAAGAATACCTTTCCTGATTTGTCGTACTTGTCTGTCGCAACCTTATCTAAAGATTCAGGTTTAACCATAAGTGCTTTACCGACAGCTCTTGCTGTTGCGTTAGACGATAAGCTCATAGTTTGAAATTGTCTATTTGCAAAGTCTTGAGTTGACCCTACCATTCTTTCTATCTTTTGAGAGAACTTATCAAGTCCAAACCATTTATTCAATTTACCTTCAATAACGAAGTCCTTAATGAACTTAAATGGATTTGCACCCATAGTCATAAGAAGCATAGGTAGCATAGCTTTTGCAAGTCCAAATGCACCTTGAGTCTTTTCCATATCTATTGCACGGAAAGCTTCTCCCGCTGCAGACTTACCTGCAGTCAACATATCTCCCTTTCTTATTGCATTATACCATTCAGGAACTCCTCTTTCTTTCTCATCTTCCTTTTTATTAATCTTAGGAAGCATGTAATCAGAAAACATTTCCTTCATTGCTTTATGTTCAGTAAGCATTTCAGTTTGAAGTGCAACCAGCTTTTGTTGTTGTACTAATTGCTCTTTAGCTGTCTCTGCTATACTTTTTAAATATCCTTTATGCTCTATAACCTCAGCTTTTAAATCAGAAGTTGCCGATACAATAGTTTGGTTTATAGAGTGAGCTGTCTTAAATAAACCTTCTACAGTTGCATTTATAACAGCATTAGAAGAAGCTTTTGATGCACCAGTCATAGACTTTGCAAGTTTACCAACTGCACCAAATGTAGCCATATCTCCATTGTATGATTTCGCAGGCTCAGAACTAGCCTGTTGTGGGGTACCATCCCCACTATCGTCATAGAAGAAATCTCCACCTGATGATGATGTATCGAAATCAAAGTCAAATGCTGACTCATCAAATCCAAATAAATCATCATCAGATTTATAGAACTTACCAGTTCTTAATCCTTCAAACGCATTCTTTGTTAAATCTGAAGCAAATTTAAAAAGAGCAGTTTGTTTTAATCTATTTTTAATTCCGTTAAAGCCGGAAGACTTTTTGCTGTTTACAACCTCTTGATATCCATTTTTAACATCTGAAGCTGTATTTATTGTATTCGTAAAATAAGATGAGGCTAAATCATTACCAAGATTTCTCATACTCATTTTGGCGTTATACATATAAGTAGACTCTTTTTTACCAGCCATTTATTATACCTCCTTTGCAGGTTAAAACTAAGAAAATGTTCGTAAACGGCAGTTATGGTGGGGATAAACCCCACCAATATATATTTATTCTTCTCCACCATTTGTACCTAAACTATCCATAAATGTAGCCTTATGTGCCTTCCATTTTTCTTCTATAGATTCTAATATATCAGTATGGTCATACGCTGGGAATAACTCTTTAACGATTTCTCTTTTTATAAATAGCTTCTTTTCAGAAGGTATTTCAGATTCTTCTCCATAATACATATTAATCATATTATTTACAGTTTCATTAAACTTTTGAGCATTATCATTACTGATATTAGAAGTTAAAAGCTTAGGTGCTGGGAATGTAATATCAACATAGATATCATCTTCTCCAGTTTCATATCTTGCTATCTTAGTTGCAAGTTCTGAAGCCATAGGTTGATAGTGAGCTTGTAAGTCAGTTATCATCTGAGTAAGCCTACCATCTTGTGCTATAATAGATGTGGCATAGTCGTAACTCTTTTCAGCTTGATTTAAAGAAGACAAAGGGAAACCTATAATGTTTTCTATAATATCTTCAAGCTGTTTCATAAAGTCATCATTTGAAGTATCATACTTTTGTCCCTCTATTCTTTCAATAGAGAATAGCTCATTTCCACCTTTATCAACTGGTATTAAAAGTCTTCCAATAGTTGCCATAGACTGATGTACTCTTGTAAAGTCTGTAAGCTCAGAAGGCAATGGGAATAAATCTGTAAATATCTCCATAGCATCTTCTCTATCATTAAATAAAGATTGAGCAAAAGTAGTTTTATATTTTATAGCAAGTTTATCCTTTTCGTAGAATAACTTTGTCATCATTTTGTCCTGTTGTAAAAGTGTCCAGAATAGAATAGGTATTCTTGCATATAAAAGCTTAGACTTTCCTATACCATTATTTGACTCTTCATTTTGAAAAGGAACTAAATACTTTCTAGGTATAAATCTTACTCTGAATTGTGATTGATACATGTCATGCTCTTCAAGAACCTTTAATATACTTCCAAGTATTCTTCTATTCTCAGTTATGAAGTTTGTATCCATGTGAGATTTTAATATATTAGAAAGTCCTTCTATTATATCCTTTCTTACTAAGGGATTATCTCTATAATCAGCACTATCAGATATCTTAGATGAACCTATAACGTTATTTATATTATGAACTTGTGTTTTATTTAAAGCATAATCCATATAAGTATCTATATGGTAAACTCCTATAAGTTCTTTATTAACTATAACAGGGTGAGTTCTTTCATCATCAAGCTCTTGTATATAACAACCAGCCATATCTTTTATTCTTGCTTTTCTTTTAGACTTAGCACTTTTCTTAAGCTCAGATAAAGCTTTCTTAAATTCAGCATTTGTGGCATCATCTGCTTCTCCATAGAATGTAGCATTTCTTAAAGACTTTGCTTTTGTCTTATCAATTTGAGATGTAAAGAAAGATTCATAATTATTTTTACCCATAAGTTTATTGTGCATGTGTGAAAGTATATATTCTCTATGTCCTACAGAATATGGAGATTCTGAGAAAAATTGAGATGCCATCATTTCTATTCTCTTTTGTCTTTCATTTGTATTATATGGTCTTGCATAAGATTCAGCATATAGCTCATAAGTATTATTATACTTACCAAGTCCTAAAGCGTCGTCTACAGCATCGTATACAACTGAAGACAACTCATTTCTTTGTGCTATAGTTCCGTGTGTAAAGCATTCTCTATACATACGAACAAATGAACCCGGTATTACAGTTTTACTAACCATACCATTTTCACTTTCTCCATAAAATGTCACATCATACTTATCAAGATTAGTTTGAGCTGAAGCATATATATTTGGAGTTCTAGTCCCATTTATATTATTCATCTTACCTTCTATGAGTTGCTTTGCTTCTTTATTAGTTTTCCCGTCTATTCTATCAAGTAATTTATTTGCTACATCTTGTAAAGGCATAAGTTCTATATTTCTGTATCCTATTTCAAGAGAAGCAAGTATACAATCTTTTATATGCTTATAAAGACCTCTCTCTTCAAGTATAGCTTCAATATCAGCTTGAGTAAAAGCACTATCTGTCTTTAAATATATATCTTGTATTATCTTATCTTCTGAGTAGTTATCAGGAGACAGTATAAACTTAGTCAGATTAAGAAATGTAGTATGAAGTTGAGGCATCTGAGTAAGCATATAGTTTGACTCACGGATAAGTCTAGTTCTCTCATTATAAGGCATAGAGTTTACATATCTTTCTCCAAGCTTCTCCATAGTCTCAACAAACTTAGTTTCTAAGTCTGTCTCTTTTCTACCACTTCTTATTTTAGCATCTATAATATTTCCATTTCCACTTGTATTTTGAATGGAGTTACCACCGAAGTTAAATCCGACGTCATCTGAACTATCCATCATTGTAGATAAATCAGGAGTGATACCATATACTTTATTCGTAAGCTTGTTGCGAAGTTTAGCATATTGCTCATCATTTTCGTTTCTATTAAGCGGCATTATAATTCCTCCTTTTGTATTAATTTTTAACTAAAGGGGTGTTTGTGATACGGGCAACTGCCCGTATCTTAAACCTTGTCTTATTAAATTAATTAACTACATATGCGTCACACTATATATCGGTTCTGCATCGTTCCTTTTTTCTACTATATATTATATAAGTAGAGAAGAATACAGAACAAACATTGTCCGTGTCGGATTAATTGTCATAAAATTTATATCCTAATTACATATAGGTTCTGTATTCTTCTTTTTTTTTATCTTTTGTACTGTAATGTCTTTGATAGTATTCTTATTTTAAATTCTCCAAACTTATGTACTTTAATAGAATACTCAAATTCAAATAGATTATTATTATATACTGATACATATACATCTTCATCAGTTAAGAATATATGAGTTCTTCCTGTAACATCTATAAATCTATCAGCAACTTCTATAGTCTCGATAGTATAGTTATTATTCTGAATACGATTTATAGTTTCTTTAGGAAGTCTTTCTTTTACATATATACCAAGCTTTGGGAATCTATGTGGTTTTAGATAAGTTGACATATCAGAATAGTATTTACCGTCTACTTTAAAGATGTATCCATCTTCATCATCCTTTAATGTAAATATATCTCCTAAAGATTTATATTTAAAGTTACTATCAGGAATAAAGTCTATTTCATATAAAGAACCGTTTATAAGCATATTAGACATATTATTTTTTATATGAAAATATCCTAAGGTAGATAGTATCCCAGCTTTAATATCAGATGCGTCTATCTTTACATTATCAAGCTTTGCAAGTATCTTTCTTACTATCTCAGCTTTCTTGTATCTATCTTCATCAAGATGTAAAAGCTTTCCATCTTCATTCTTTCTAATCTTAGGAATATTAACTTCGATATTATAAAACTTAGAAGCTATATCTTTTGCAGATGGAAGATTAAAGAAAGCTTCTCCTATTTCATCAAGCTCTTTAGATATAAGTGCTTGTGTACATCTTTCAACTTTATTTACATCTTTATCTACAGTTTCTATTCTACCATCTAAACTATCCTTAGATACATTTGTATGCTCTATTATCATAGGATACATAGATACAGCGTCAGCGTCCATTACATATCTTAAGAATTTATTATTTACCAAATCTTCAAGAAATGGTGTCATATTCTTTTTAAACTTATTTGGGTCAGAGCAAAGTCCACCAGCTATTTGTATTCTATTTGTAAGTACATCATAAGTTGACTCTATTGCTTCATCTGCTTCACGAAGTCTCTCCATTATAGCTTCAGCAGATTCATTCTTTGTCATAATAAGCTTATTAACATCATTTGCCATAATATAACCCATTCTCTTACATAGATGATAGAATGTATTAGTAACTGATGTCATAGGAGAGAATACTCTTCCATATTCAGTTCTTACAATAAATCTTCTAGTAATAAGTGAGTTTACATCATCTGTCTTCATATCAAGAAATGCCATATCAATAACGTCAATCATGTTATACACAAGATAAGTTATGAAATCTAAATAAGGAAGTCTTCCAATGAAGTCTGTTATATGTGCATAAGATAATTTACCAAATCCAAGTTCAAATTTAGCAACAGCGTCTAAAGACTCTCTTTCAAGCTGGTCTTGAGGGCGAAGACCGAAGTAAGTTATTTGTGAGCATATTATCTTTGTGTAAGAAGCTGTATCATAATTATGTCTTCTCTTAGCGGCTTTTGGGTCTTCATTAAAGTAATTGAAATAAAATGTATTACCTACATCTTTATGACAGAATAACTTTGATTTATCTATTCCAAGTTCCTCTGCTCTATACTCAGTATGTCTTATATCGTATACAGCATTATATATTCCTAAAAACATCGGCTTGAAGTTATATATCATATCATGCCAAGAAAACTCTATCATCTTCTTTTCTTCTTTAAACCAATGTATTACAACTTTCATTTCTTCTACAAGTTTTATAAACTTAGGAGCAAGTAACTGTCTTGCTTTCTCTCCCATTTGAGCGTCATTTATATGCTCTATAAGCTTTGCTTTAAAATCGTGTGTAAACTTAGCTTCATCTTTTATTATATCCTTTTGTCCTTTAAAGTCATCTCTTATAATAGAATATACTGAAGCTGTATTTGTATGAGCGTCATAATAGGTACTACAAATAATAGGTTGTAATCTTTCTTCATCTATATTTAAGACATCAGTTTCTATATCGTAGTAACCTTTCTTGATATTCTTAATAGGTGGTAAGTCATTATAGTCTTTGACTCCATCTTTTTCTTCATAACCTAAACTATCAAGGTAACTCATAATAGTTAAGTCTTCTATAGGTAAGTCTGAACCTATACATCTTCTATCCAAAAAGATATGGTCATACTTTATCTTTCTTTCTTTTAAAGCTCTTCTGAAACTATCTCCCTCTCCTAGTATCTTTGCAAGTTCAAATCCTCTCCATTTATATGAAACTCTATGTTCATCTAAGTCCTTTAAGTTCATAGTTTCTCTATAGTAATTTGGTACTTCTCCTTTTACAGTATATACAGACACTTTAGGTTTTTGTATCTTCTTCACATATTGCTCCCCAGTTTCTGTATTATACATAAGTAAATTATAAACATCATTTTCTTTATCATAATATGAATTATAAAATAAATCTTTCATTCTAAATCACCTCTATATATCGGTTTCGTATCCTCACAAAATAGTCAAAAACACGAAGATATTAGAAGTTATCAAAAAGGAGGTTTTATTTATGATACTTTTTCCTAGAAAAACTAGAGAAAATTCTGATACCTTTTCTACTTCATATTTCGGCGGTAAGGTTGTCTATGACGGTTCACAAAAGCAAATGTCTGAAATGGAAAAGAAGTATCAACCTTATATAGCTAAAATGAACTCCCTTATCAAAGAGATAGATACTGAAATAAAGAAGTCTGAAAGAAGAACTAGAGAAATACTAGAAGCTTTTCCTAAGAAAGTAGAAATAGAAACAGAATCTACAAAAAATAGAACTTCTCTTTACACAACCAAGATGAATGCTATTAAAATGATAATGGGTGCTATTAAAGATATTAAGGATACAGAACTTAAAGAGCAAAAGATGGTACACGAAATGACAGGTAAAGTTGTTGATGTAAAAGGTGGTAATACAATGATGAAAGCGTCTATTGCTGGACTTATAGACTCTCAAATGAATAGAGAACCTAAAGCACTTGCAGCTATTCCATCTTATGGTGGAACTGTACTTGGTTCTACTACAAGCACTATACCTAGAGAAGCAGAACCTACTTATCCTGAAGTAGAAGAAAGAAATGAAAATGGAGAAGTTGAATATTCAGGAGTTCCTGAAGCTAAAGCTGGATTTACTTCATTATTTGGTAAAGTAGAAAAACCCGATTCATCTCAATTCTTACAAGGTAATTCTGAGATAAAGGATTATGACGCTATGGATAATAGATTTTCATACGCGGCTGCTCAAACCGGACTTAGAAATAAGTTTATAAATAATACTGAAGTTAAGTGTCACTGGGACGATAATGAGAAAATAGGTTGGCTTAGAACTTACGACAAAGATACAGGTAAGATTGCCTCAGAAGAAGCTTTAATTCCACCATCTTATCACGGTGTACTTAGTGTAGTAAACTCAGGTGGTATGCAATATGCTTTATCAGAAACTGAAGAAACTTATGACTTAGTTCCTGATACAATAGCAAATATTCCTGAAGGTATTAAAGAAGACTTACTAAATACATATAAAAGACAAGATTTAAAATAATTGATTGGGCATTACGCCCAATCATATTTCTTGCATATCAAAACCAAACTTTTCATTCATAAGTCTTATTAAGTAATTATATCTTTTAATATCCCACTCATTTTCAAAGCTACCATTTTCTTTTATAAACTCTTCTCTATAATCTAAAAGTCCGTGTATTATGCCACTTAATACTATCATACCCTCTGTAAAAGGCATATCATCTATCTTCTCAGTTATAGCATTTGTAATACCTCCTATAAGGTCTACTATAACTTCATCTTGATATGTTATCTTATTTCCTAATGTGGGTTTGTCTTTTAACTTCATACTATCACTCTCCTATAGAAAGGTTACAAAAAATAAGGGAGAACTAGCTCCCCTATAATTCATCTATTTACGATAACTAATACAGTTATCATAAATGTCAATCCTACAGCGATAACTTGAAACTCACTGTTTGAGAATAGTCTCAATAACTTCTTCATAGTATTCCTCCTTTATATGAAATACTTAAAAAATAAAGGAGAGGAATAACCCCTCCAATATTTTAGTTCATTTTTAGTATTCTGATAATTTCGTAGATAAGTCTGCCTACAGAAACTATGCAGATACCACTCAATAAGAACATCAAATTCCAATAAAGTACACGTACTTTATCAAATTTCTTTCTTCTGCTTTCTCTGTTTTTCTTACATTTTTCAGAGTGTAAGAATTGAGCTTTAGCCTTATTATAACCATTTTTGATTTCACCGTGGAATGGTATATCCATTCCCATTTCATTCATTCCATTTTCCAATTTATTTTTTAATAGCATAAAATCAACCTCCTCAGGTCTTTAAATTTTGACAGCGAACTCTCAAGCCTTCTTGAGTTTGTTCTTGTCTTCTATGTTTATTATATATAATTGAAAAATAAAATGAAGTTATTACAGCTTTTTCTCATAAGTAGTTCTATAAGACCTGTCACGCTTTACTTGTTTATATCCTTTCTTCTCATAAAGTTTTGCAGCCTCTGTATTGAAATCAAATACATTTAAAGATACTATATCAGCACCATCTTTCTTAGCCATAGCTTCTACTACAGATAGCATAATACTTGCTATTCCTTTACCTCTTGATTTCTCATCAACCCATACAGCTGTAATATAAGCAGTTACAGGAGTTGCCATTCTATCTATTCTTATTTCTATCATTCCTACATCTTCTTTTAAGCTACCAAGTTTAGATGATGCAATAACAGTCTTAGTTCTTCCAGACTTCATATCAGCTTGTATCTTACCCATAAGATTTCCTAAAGGTTCTAATTTGAAATTCACATGTTCTTGGTGATAGTCATATATAGCCTTATGGAATTTAAAGCAAATATTTGCGTCAGGAAGTTCAGCTATTCTTACGGTTACCCTCTCATTTAAGTCAGTTTCAGCATACAGATTAATCATTTCATCCCCCTTACATTTTGCATAAGATTATTCTTACTTCTACTCTCTTTCATAAGTTTACTATCTTTCGGTTTAGAATTCTGTCCTATAGGTAATACATTCCTAAACAAATCATTTTTGCACTTTCTTTGAGCATGTTTTATAAGACGAGATTCTAATTTCTTATCTTCTATTTCATCTTCAAGCTTTACTACATCATTTATAATTTTCTTATACTTCATATTATCCTCCTTAGGTCAAAGTAAATAGCTGGGTTTCCCCAGCCATTATACTCATTATTGGTCAATATTACTCCAGTAATCATCTTCTGCCTTGTTATCTGGAATGTATTCTTCATTCACTTCCACTTTCTTATTAGTATTTCCATTTGCAAACTTCTTAGCAAGTTTAGATTGGTGGAATGATTCTATAGTAGAAGTTCCAGCAAGGATTGCATTTATTTTATTCAAGATAGTTTCAGTTTCAGTTGTAGCCCCACTTCTAACCATATCTTCAATAGTACCATCACTTGCAAATGATTTCAATTTTATTGAGTTTGAGAAAGGACAAACGAGCTTTGATTTTTGTATTATTTGTCCTTCCACTACATCATAAATTGAAAGTCCACAAATGTAGTTACCTTCAGTATCTTCAACACCGAATATTCCAAATGCACTTTCCTTTCCAGCTATTGCAAATTCAAATGGAGATTTTGTATTCATCTTTATTCTTGCTTGACGGAGCATTAAAGCTAAATCTTCAAAATCATTATTTGAAATAAAATGTGTCTTTTCGGCTTTCTTTTCAAAAGGTCCTTCTTCAGTTCTTCTATACATTGCAACTAAAAGTCCTCTTTCAAAAAGTTGCATTCCACATCTTTTGCAATTTGCTACTTCTTTTGCAAAATATACCACTGAGTGAAAATGAGTTGATACTAATTCTTCCGCGTTTTTTCTTTGTTGTTCCATATTACTTATCCTCCTTAAAATAATCTATGTCGGTGTTAATGACATTTAGATTTTATTTAAAACTATATTATACTCCCCTTCTTTATTATATTCAATATTTACTATCTCAGGTATGACAGCTGAGTCATTAGGGTCATAATCTGCATACAGATATTGATAGTCTTGATTATAGCTATTAATAGACACAAATTCTATCTTAGTTACATCAGTTATATCATCTCTTACTTTTCTTATCAAATCAGACACGTGGAATGTCTCATCATTTAAGAAATCAATCTTTGCAAAGTAATCTCTTATATAATCCCTTACATAATCCAAATCATTAGTAGCATTATACTTAAGTCCTACTTTAAATACAAATGATACATTGACTTTATCAAGTCTTGCATTCTCATTACCAATAGCGTGGTTCTTAGCTGAACCATAAGTATTTACGAACTTAAGAGTTGCTGTAAAGTTAGTTTGAGTTTGTAGCCATAATGTATTTATATAATCCATTTCAGCATATACTTCATTAAATAGTGAATATCCATTATCTTCTACAAACTTATATCCAAATAGTGGTATAGACATAAGCTTTATTGTATTTGTATCTATATCTTCTATTTGTATTCCAGATATGTCTGTATATTCTTTTATTAAATCTATATCATTAACTGAGAATACATTTACAAGTGCTTTACCAGATATATCAGGAACTCCATATCTATGTGCACTATTATCATTATTATTACCGTCATCTTGTACAAGTATCTTTATAGCTTTAAACTTAATATCAGATTGAACATTTGCTTTTACTCCATTATTATATAAAGCTAAATCAAGTCTTCCATCTTTTATAAAGTAATCAGTTTCAAGCTCAGCTTCAAATCTATACATATCATTTCCTTCTTCATAGGATTTCATGACAGCTGGTACATAACCTATGTATGCTCCATCTTGAGATTGGAAAGCTACATTTACTTTTATTTGTCCATTATCGGTTATACCACCACTTGGATTTTGTGTATGAAATACTACTAAGTCTTTCTTATCTTCTGAAGCAAGGTTTGTAAGTAGATTAAAAGATAGCTTAATATTCTTATTAGGCTCACGATTAATATATAGTCTATTAACCATGAAGTTATATTTTACTTTATCATAGTTATATTCAAACTCACAAGGATTATCTCTTGCTATATACATCTCATAAGTTTCAACTACTCTTTTAATTCTATTTATTACATGCACAAGAGATAGCATATAATCAAACGAATCAGTTCCTGTTGCTGTTGCTCTTGGATATACAACACTATCTCCAAGTCCAGTTCTTAAATGTGTAGTTTCAGGTATCTTATAATGAGTATCTTTCTTTATAAGTTCATTTAACTTAACTTGTACATTTAAAGTATTTGTAGGTATTAGATATTTTCTATCTTTACCAAAATACAGTGGTGCAAATATTGAATATACTCTCATCTTCCAGTCATCTCTTGTCTTAATAACCTTATATGCTTTATTATTTCTTTGTGAGAAATGAAGTGATAAATCATAGTCAGTAATTAAAGAGTTTCTTGTATGAAGTGAGTTTATTATCTTTCTTCTTAAAGTTTCTAAGTTATCTTCATTAGCTCCTTCTATTGTGTATTTCATCTCAGTAGTAGCTGTTATGTAAAAAGGTAACTCTTCTCCAGTTGAATCTTCAAGAACTATCTTATCTCCAATATATTCAAAGTTAGCTTTATCTCCCTTTGTAATATACATTGAAAGCTCAATTATACTATCTCTTACAGGAACAAAGTTTCCTCTGTATCCTCTATTTGTAAGAGTTATTTTATTTTGGTTTAAATCATAGTATATTGTAGGCTTATCAGGAATTGACTTATCATAATACATTGACTTTTGTAATCTCTTTACAGTAGATGTATATTCATCTGCTCTATAGTATGGTGTGAAGTCAATTAACTGGTCTTCATACGTTATAGGATAAACGTCAGTTGATGAGTCTACATATCTATAAGTCTCAAGCTTTCTTTGATATTGATATAAGTCAAGAGTTAAAACCATATTCTTATTTTGCTTAATAACTCTTATATTCGGATTCTTAATTGGAGATATAGGGTTATATAAGCTATCAACATCATATCTTGCAATAATCGCCATACGACCATTAGGGTCATATATTTGAATTTGTATATCATAATCAAGAGAATATACAAATTCATTTATCTTAACCTCAAGTGTATGAGGTATAGTGTATCTATATAAATTAGGATTTATCATTTCAGCATTTTTAAGTACATCTTCTATATACATAGTAAATGCAAATCTTCTCATAGAAGCTCTTGCCATTTGAAATGATACATCGGCAACTTTATTCCATTTGAATAAAGAGTCCTTAAATTGTGCTGTTACAGGGAACATCTCTCTTGACGATACATAAGAAGAATACGATACTATATCGTATAATTCTCCAAGTCCCTGCGTTTGATAGTATGCAGTCGATAAAGCATTAACTCTATCAGGTGGCATACCAAGAGTATCTAAAACTACAGCCATAGATTTTAGAAATTCTTCTTTAGTTGAAATAAACTTCTTTTCTTCCATCTCTTCCTCCTGCTATTTATTTACCTATATATTTTCTTACCGCTGAATAAGCTGCTTTTGCAACACTAGCGATTCCACCGCCACCAGCAGTACCACCATTTCTAGCACCACCTGAATGTGAAGATGTTGCCGTAGTTCCACCAGATGATGTATAATAGTTAAGTCTGAATTTACCTGTATCATCATTTAATGTAACTGTAGCACCTGATGTCCAGTAGTATTCAAGCTTTCTATCAGCTATTGGTACATAGTCAGCCCAGAACTGTTTATTTGCTGTCTTTTGCATATCATTAAATTCCATAAGAGCATAAGCGTCAAATGGTTTAAACATTGCCGAACTGAATGAAACTGATATTTCTCTTACTTCTCTATTAACTAGACCTTGGTTTGAAAATACAGAAAAAGGTATACTTGTAGGATAGTTACCGACAAGCTTTGCCCAGAATATAATATCGTGGTTATTTTCTTCAGTAACAAATACAAATATTGGAGCGGTATAACTCATTCTATTATACATAGAATCCTCATACTCTTGAGATAAAGTTCCTTCTTTTACCTTTTCCATATATGTAACCCAAACATTTATGAGCTTAAATGCTTCAGCGTTTCTATCCATAGCAAAAGTTAAAGTTATAGGCACATTAACTAAGGATTCAGCAAATGATATTGGATACTCTTGTCTTATACCTCTTATATTTGCAGCAGACTCAGCTTTAGATAAAGTTGCATCTTGAAATGATATTCCTACTACTCTATTTTGCAGTGCTGTCATAAAAGGAGTAGCTCCCGGTATTCTACCATTAAGCTGAGTATATAAAGATGGGTCTTGATTTATAATCATTGCAAGGTCTGCATCTTTCTTACCCAAATCTTCAGGAACTAAACCTGATTTTGTATCAAGTACACGACAAGTAGGTTTACCTATAAATATATGAGTTCTTGTATGAGCAAGAGTATTGTCAATTAGAGTAACTCCAAATCTATTTACAAAGCTTCTTTCTAAGTGCATTCCTTCATTTATATTAGAAGTGAAACCATAAGTATTTTTAATATGCTCAGCTATATCTTTAAATGCAGCTGTTGAATATAAAGACATATCTCCCGGTCCTGTATGCTCACTTCTATCTCCTCTTTGTGGGATAGTCTTATAAGTATTAGTACCATACGGTCTATCTCCTGTAGAACGTCCATTATTGTATCCGTTACTTCCACCGCCACTATATCTATGATTCCAAGCAGCAGCTGCAGGTCCATCTACTCCACCACCAGTTGAATTGGCACGATTTGCCCAACCCCCATGATTTGCGGCACTATTTATTCCACCATAAGCATTATCCCAAGCACCTGTACTTCCACCAGTACCACCTGTAAGTCCGGGTCTATCAACATAGTTATTCCCATCTATATAGAAATTAATCCAAGGGTTATTACGAAAAGAACCCTTAAGCGTACTTCCGAGTTTACCCGGAAGTCCACCGAATATAGATTTATATGAGTTTAATACTGGATTTCCAAACCAGCTATCTATCTTACCGAATAATCCTTTTCTAAGCTTTGCTTCTATCTTACCAAAAGTTGAATTGAATTTATTATTTATCTTCTCAGTTACTCTACTAACTGCATTATTGACATAACTGTCAACCATACCAGTCACATTATTAACTCCAGTTTTAATAGCGTTATCTATATTTTCAGATACAGTTCCTATGGCATTATTTACAAAGTCTGTACCACTCGCATAAAGGTTATCTTTAACTCCTGATGCAACTTCAGACCAATCTGTATTTGTAATACCAGAATATACATTTGATATAGGATTTACTATGTTATTATTAACTGAATCCTGTATCCTATTATACGCATCGGTAGTAACATCGCTTAAACTACCCCCGGGTAATTTGTTCTCGTCATCCATGTTAAAACCTCCTTTTTACATTATATTTTTCACTAAAGGGGTGTTTGGGACGGTTTCCGGAACGTAAAAAATAAAGGCTGGGAAACCCCAGCCAATAATTTATTTTGTAGGAAATACATATTCTTGTCTGTCTGCACCAATGTATTTGACGTGCTTATTTGCACAAAGTTTTAATATCTTTCCTAGCTCTACAATTCTATCCCAGAATTCTGTATTATCTGGATTTATTGTGATAGTGTCTATATAGATAATGTCAATAGCATTGTCATCTATGTATTTTGCAATGTTATATAACCCTTGCATTTCTTCTATCTTAGTAGTCACATTTGGAAGTAGACTCATAAGAGAATTGACTGCCACTTTGTTAGTATCTATACCAAATAACTCTATTGCTTTATTAGTATTTAATACATTAAGATGATTACCTAGTTTATTATTAGCTGTAATGATAACAGCATTCTTTTTCTTTTCAGGAGCTTTAATTCCTGACCATCTTTCAGCTAACATCACATCATCCCAACCGTCATCTCCTATATCTTTAATTACTTCCTTTTCATCTACAGGGATAACGTTTGCTAAGAACTTACCAAATTCTTTTGTATACAATAGTTTGCCATGTATATCTCTTTCACCACGTCTTACAAACTCTCTGTATAATCTTGTAGCATCATCATTGCAAAGAACTAAAGGTCTTCCACTATGGTCATCCTTTAGAACCCCTTTTATGTATTTATATACAGGCATTCTCATATTACCACAATATTCTCCATCTACCACATCTGTGACGTGTATTATATTCGCAAGTATCATACCTGCTCTGAATGTTTTCTTAGGGTTTACATCGTCTGGCATGAATACCCCTTCTTTAGTTCTAGCATTAGTAACTGCAGGTTTTTCTTCTTCTTTTGTTACTGGTGGAGTAAAGAACTTATCTTTCATAAATTTTCCACCTTCTTTTATCTCTTCTTTAGGTTTGGCAAGATTTTCTTTATCTACAGAATTGAATATTATGTTTATTCTACGTGTAGCTTCATTAGAAGTCATCTCTTCATTATTTGCAAATAAAGTATTTGCACCTCTAAGCATAGCTAGTACATCATTATATTGCTCAGCTAACTCATCAGAAAAAGCTACTGGACATCTTTCTTTTAAATCTTGTAGTAAAGATATTATAATGCCCTTCGATTTTCCATTAAGAACATACATACTTCTTCTTGGATCATTAAAGACGTTAAAGCCACGTTTTTCTTTTGTGAAAGCCATAGCCTTTATAATACTTACTAAATCTTCTAATACATCATATACTGTATCTGATTCGTGATGTACTACAGTTCCAAATATTCCAGCTTCAGTATTACGACGTATGTCTATAATATAACTTCCTTCAGGTTTCACATCTATTGGATTAAAATTAACTGCATCGTATAATCCAACCACTATAATCTTTTTCCACATAGGTACTTCATTTTCCACATTCACATTTCTAATTGACATTTTTATTCCTCCTAAAATTTTAATATTAATATAAAGTGGGTGGAATTTCACCACCCCAATTCTAACCTTAGATAAATTTCTTGATTGGTACACAAGTATAGTTATCTCCATCAAAATCTATTAGAGATATAAATACTCCACTAAACTCCTCATCATCATAAATACTTCTTACAATGTGAGTTATAGCTGGAATTAACCATACTGTACCGATACCTTCTACATCAATGTATAATTCTATAAATGGACCATATTCTGATAACTTTTCTTTTATAACTTCTTCAACATTTTCAACCCATTTTTCGATACTATCACTATCTACTACATTTGTAAGTTCATCGTGTAAAGTTCTATTTACAACGAAGTCCCATTTTTCAGCATTCTCAAAAACTATCTCTTTTGAGTAATCATTTCTTCCTCCAATTAAATAAACTAATCCATCTTTCATAATTTTTACCTCCATAAAATATTATTGTATTGTACTACTTCGTTTATAATATATACGAAAAAATATTAATGGTGTAGGGACACCCCTACACCATTAATATTATCTGAAGTGCACGTTATATTCGTACTCTGCCTCTTTGTTTTGTTTCAAATACTCTTCTTCTATATTTAGTTGGTTAGCAACTAATAAGTTTCTGTGGTCTGTATAAGTAGAACCATTTAACTGTACATTTACTGTATTACCAATGAATAAGCAAATAGTAGAGAATTTTCTTCTTACATTTTCACCTATAGATTTATAATATTCAGCCATATCTTGAAGAGTTATATTAAACTCAGTTTGGATAACAGTTTCAACAGCTACTGAACCAGTTAAAGAGTTTTCTGGTCTATCAGTCAACTTTTGTTCTCCATCTACAGTTCTATTAACCCAATCTATCTTCTTTAATTTCTTTAGATAATATTTTACATCATTTCCTTCTACACTTCTTCCAGCATAGTTTTGATATAAAGTATTAGGGTCATCAGAAGCTTTCTTTACCATTCTCCAAGGTATTCTTGTAGCAGCAGTAAATCCCGGAGCATATCTATTAACAGCTTTAACAACAGCTCCATCTGCTCCACCATTACATAACATTACTCCACAATAGTTAAGTTCATTTTTAACTATAGAAGATGTAGGTGTAATAGTAGTTTTTAAATCTTCATCTAAAGTTAATACTTGTATTTTATTAGTTCTTTTACCAGTTAAGAATTCTGCAAGTAACTGAGTAACTCCAATAAGCATAGTGTTTTCTCCAGACTTAGTTCTTCTGAAAAGAGTTCTACCAGAGGGTAGAGTTACATTATCTTCTTTCTTTATAAGAACACCTCTTACTTCGTTTGAATGTTTAGGGTCATCTAAAGATGAAGAAAATGATAATATATCGTCTAATTTTCTCATTTATCTTCCTCCTATCTTTTTAATATATCTACAATGTCTGTTTGTAAACGACCAGTTTCACGGCTTCTTATGGTATCATAAACCTTAATATCTGTATGAATATCAAGTTTAGTTTTGTTAGTAATAGTATCCTTTACTCCTAGATTTGAGTATCTATCCCAGAAGTACCATTTGTACTTATCATTTAAAATTTCTAACGGTTCTACATATTCATGCTCAAATTCTTTAAAAGTCTTTTGAAAAGCATAGTCGTGAATTTCTATATCTCTATCTCTTTCGTGTACTTTATATAGTACATGCGGTACAGTTTCAAATATGTCAATATAATCATTGTCGTACTCTTTAAACCATCTTTGGAATCCGTCATCGTATGTAGTCTCATTCATATCAGGTCTTAGATATTCTACTGTATTAGGAACTGTAACCCAAGGTGGATACATAACCTTACTTCTATCTCTTACACCTTTCCTATGTATAAAATCGGTTACTTCAAGATATGAGTGGAATCCTAACATCTTTACAGTTTGCGTAGCTTCTTCATAAGTAGTTGTAGTAACTCTATCCCAAAGCCATACATGATTCTTAATTAAGACTTCTGATAATATTCTTTCATAATCATCGAATACATACGAAGTTTCAGATACTCTTAAATCAACTGTATAGGTTTTTAGGAATGCTATCATCTTAAACATAGTTGTCTTAATAGTTTGAGCTTCATCTTCTTTTATCTTAGACAGGAATGATAAAAGATTATCTCTTGCTGCTGTATGAGATGGATTACAATAGTTATATAAATCTTCTATTACTGATAGTAATTCTTCATACATATCATCTTCTACATGTCCACCAACTTTCATCGCTTGTAAGTGAGTATATAAAGGTGGATTAGATACAGCAAGATAATCTGAATAACTATCATAATTCTTTATTTGTCCATAGTAATGATTAATAGCCATAGTACCTATCATGTGCTCAAGTTTCATAAGCTCTTTCATAATAGCATAATCAAAGCTCTCTTCTCTTATCATTCTTCTTAAAACACCTAAAGCATTTCTGTTATGTAAAAGTACATCTAAGAAATCTACAACAGACATAGATTCATTTACTGTCTTATAGTAAGATAGGTATTCCATATCCTTTGGAACTCTTGAGTTAAAAGCTTCAGCGACTTCTTCTGTTAATTTAAAGTGATTATCTATACCATAGATATAAACAAGTCCTTCAGGGTCTTTTATTATATCATCTTCATAACCATTCTTATTCATAATAAGTACCATAGAATACACAAACGCATCCCATAGACTTGCTTGAAGATTTGCTTTAGTAAGAGTAAGTTTAAAATCCCCTAATCTTTCTTTATTACCAAATAAGAATGATAAAAACTCAGATTGAGTAAAAGCATTTTCTGTAAGTGATACGACACTATCGACCCCGATATATTTTGTAGTAACGTATGAGAAGTTCTCTTTCATCACATATTCTTTTAATTTATCTCTTCCGAGTCCCCATCTTCTATCTCCAGATACAAACTCATCAAAAGGAATCTTAGCTTTAGTATCCCCTTCTCTTATATTATAGATAAACTTATGTAAATCCTTTGCACCTATTGGTACTCTTACAAATGATAGCTTATAGTTTTCTTCTAAAGACTTAGTAGGGTCATAACCTTTTTCAAAGTCTACATATTCTTTATATAAGATATATTGGTATACATCTTTAATACCGAAAGCTTCAGCAATATTAAGTATTGATGATTTATCTCCCTTATATCTTAAAACTCTATTTATCTTCTCAGCAAATGCTATACGTACAGATTTAGGTAAATCTGCAACATACGGAATTGAGAATGTTCTATAAAGACTATCTAGTATCTCATCTGATGTAAAGTCGAACTCAAGTATGTTCATAGGGTTTTCAGCAAGTATCATATACATTGTAGCACAGATAAGATAAGTTGCTGTAAGTGGTTCGTAGTAATCATAAGAGTCATGATAGTATTCATTGTACTGAGTTTTCATATAAGCAATTCTCATATACTCATAAACTTCTGCAACTCTATACCCTACATTATACTTTGTAGTATCAATATATAAAAGTCCAAAAGCTTCTGTAGTTCTTGTTACATAAAAAGGTATTCTTCTTGTGATATAGTTAAGATACTCTTTATCAGGATTATCTTCTATAATCTTTTTTAGTATTCCTTTATTAGTTAAGATAGATATTTCTCCTTGGCTCATACGATGAACTGGTATATTATCTCTTATACCGTCTATGTGGTATCCAAGATATAAAAAGTCTTCTTCTTGATAAGGATATCCCATAAGAGTTAGCACATACTCATTCTCTTCAATATAGTGTGAAAGTACATACTTTCTTTTATTCTCCAAAAGTTTTTCACACTGATCTTCACTTAAGTATAACTTTATATCTTTTGGGAATCTTTGCATTCTTATTATATTATCGTGATTTAGATATCCTACAGCGAAGAACTCTTCTACTTCATAATCGTATTCATAAATACTATCAGTTTGATTTCTAGCATTTCTGTATATATTAAATCTGACACGAGACTCTTCGGTGTCATAGTATTCTAGTTCCTTTTGCTTTTTAATAACTGCTGTTTTAAGACAGTTTAGAATGTCTCTATTATCAGTTAAAAAGTCGTCAATTCTTAGCATTATAAACCTCCTTTGTTAGTTCTAAATCTCATAAAAGTGTTCGTTACAAACGAGTTTACGAACATTTTATATAGTAAAATAATAACAAACGGAGGTTTAACATAGATGGATTTAACTATAATATTTTTAATATGTATAATAAATATAGTAACATTTACAGCAGTAGGCTTTGTCCTATGGTTTATCTTTAAGTCAAGAGAGTTTGATTTTCGTGAAAGAATGGAACTTAAAAGGTTACATCTTGATAAGATGCGAACTTTAAAAGAGCTTGAGATTAAAGAAAGAGAGCTTGATATAAGAAAAGAAGAACTTAATAAGAATATTGAACTTGAAAGAGAAAAGTTAAGAATGAGTACAAAACTTAACTTCAATGGAGATGTAATAGAGACGCTAGATAGTATGGTTGCAGCATATACTGAGCCATTTATAAAACTTAAGTATACTAATGCCGAAAAGCCACTGGAAGAGAATATATTCTCAGAAATAATAGTACCAAGATTCGGTACTCCACGTAGTAAGGATATGGAAGAGATTGTTAAAAAGATATTTGATGATATGCCACCTGATACAAGGGATATTATGAATATCTATATGACAAATACTAACTTACAAGAGTTAGTAACAAGAATGGTTACTATTTACTATCAAAGAGTAATGTATCAAATGACTAAGGTAAAGGAAGAAAAGGCAATAGAAGATAATAGAGCAGCTACAAGAAAAAGAGACTGGTTATTCATAAGAGGAAAGTTAAATACAAATTGTAAGAAGATACCAAAAGAAGCTATGGACGTATTAAAGCGTATACAACCTAGAAACTTTAAAGAAGTTATGGTAGCAATAGAATCAATGAAGAATTTAGATATGCAAAATAGAAATGACAGAGAAATATATGAAATGCGTGAAGAGCAAGGTTATACAGCACTACTAAATATAGACCCTAATGATTTATATGACCTTGCACATCTTGCACAAAGTGAAGGTAAGGAGGTTACAGATTTATAATGAAACTGATTAAATTTGATGAGTTTGTGAGAAAGCTTAAAATACAAGAGGTTACTTCAACTAATCTTTTTATGGCAAACGGTTCTCCAGACCCTAATGGACTTGTATCACAAAGAATATTTGGAGTTTCAACTCTTGATAGACAAACACTATTTGGATACATAAGCTTAAATGGAAAGTTTATGCACCCAGTTATTTATAAAAGAATATTTAAAAGAAGCTTTAGAAAGATAGATGGAATAATAGCAGGTACTGATTATTATACTATTACAGATAAGGGAGAGTTAAAGCCTGACCCTACAGGATATACTGGACTTGAATGGCTTTATAAGAACTTTGAAAAGATTAAGTTTAATAATATAAACTCAGGTAATGATGAAGACCAAGACTTATCTTTATTTAAAGAAGATGTAAGAGCCGTACTTAAGAAATACGATAAGACTACTTTATTTACAGATAAGATGATAGTTATTCCTATAGCATTTAGAGATGTTGATATAAGAGCTGGACAAATGGGTATTGATGAGCTTAACTCTTTATATCGTTCTCTTATGAATAAAGCTAAACTACTTAAGGATAATAAAGATGTAAAGCTTTTTGATGTGAATAGACTTATGTATCAAATACAGCTACAAATTGTACAACTATATGATTTCTTAAAAGCTATAATTGGTGGTAAGTATGGACTTCAAAGAAAAAGAGCACTATCTAAGCACGTGGACTACGGTTCTCTTATAGTGCTATCGGGACATGAGTTTGATGGAGATAAGTTCTATGATGAAAAGGTAAATGTTGATAAAACTGGATTTCCACTTACATCTATAAGTGCTGGAATGTTTTTATTTATGTCAAGAAGAATGTCAGCATTTCTAAAGCAACTTCCTATGAGAAAAAAGAATGGTTCTCAATTTTCATTAATGGAAAAGGAAATGTACTATGATGGGGAAAAGATGAAGGAATATAGAGACACTTATTTGCACTCTATATCTGAAAGACTTAATCCTATATTAACTCCTGATGGAGAACCACTTATAATGGAGTATAAAGTGAATGGTAAGCAAAAGGCAAGAGCCATGACAATAACTGATTTGCTTTATATGTTTGCGTATGAAGAAGCTGAACTTGCTGAAAGACACATGATGGTAACACGTCATCCTACAATGGATAGCTTTAATATAATACCTACCCTTATTCATGTACTGTCAACTTTAAGAACGGTTGAAGTTGAAGCTTATGGAATGAAGTATCCTTATTATCCTGATATAGATTATATCATAGATAAGTATGGAGATTTACATGTAAGAGAAAATGCAATAAGAGCTGAGAAAGAATTATCAGGTTATTTTATAGAATCTGAAAAGATATCTACATTACAACTTGCAGGAATGGACGGAGACTTAGATGGAGATAAGACAGTTGCAAGACCAGTGTTCTCAGATGAAGCTAATGAAGAATGTAAGCAAAAGAGAAACTCTTTAAACTTATATTACGATATGAAGCTTGAGAATATGAAGAAGCTTGGAAATGATGCTCAACAAGCATTGTATTCATTTACAGTATTCCAAAAGGGAGCGAAACTTGCGAAATCTGAAACTGTTGCAAAACTTAAGGCTGCAACTCCTGATGATATAACTATGAGCTTCTTATTCAAAGAATTAAGAATAGGAGATACAACTAAGTTTAAGAAAGAAAATGATATAAGAGAACTTATGGAATTTGAAGGTGGAACGTACGGACTTGCTGGTAATAAGACTTATTACTGTACAATAGGACAATTCATTGTATGGAAATTATTATTCCAAGAATGTAAGATACCACTTCTTACAGAAGTTCTAACTAAAAAGAAACTAGCTTCTATACTTACAGAAATAGGAGTAAAGATTGTAGCAAAAGAAATTACTATAGATGATTACAAAAGATGTATAAATAGATATGAGTCTTTCTCATTAAGAATGAGCTCATTTGTAAATCCATCTTTATCAACTGGTATGCTTTGTCTTACACCTGATATTAAGAATTTAAAGCAAAAGCTTATAGAAGAAAATAAAGAAGGACTTAAAAAGGACGACCCAGTTGCAGCAGATAAAGTTGCAAAAGGAGTTTTAAAGAAAGTAGAAGAAGTGTATGCTGATGACCCTGCAATGGAAGCTTATGGTAGTGGAGTTCTAGGACTTGGAAACCAATTCCAAACAATGGCAGTTATGGCAGGTTCGCTTCCACAAGATAGTGACTTCAATAAGTTTAGAGTTGTTACAGAATCACTTCAAGATGGACTTCAAAAGAAAGACTTATCTTATGCTTCTAATATGGGACTTGTAGGTGGATACTCAAGAGGTAAGGCTACTGAAGTTGGAGGAGCCGTTGCTAAGATGATGAACTATGTATTCCGTACAATAAGACTTGATAAGTATGGTTCTGATTGTGGAACTAAAGTATACTGTAAAATATATGTAGACCCTTCAAAGAAGATACAATATATTGGACGTTGGGTAATAGATGGTGGTAAGGAAGTTAAATTGGATGATAGCAATTATAGCAAATATGCTGGAAAAGAGATGGAAATGCGTTCTGTACTTACTTGTAAAGGTGAGATGATATGCTCAAAATGTGCAGGAGACTTACCTTATGAAATGCTAGATGTTTGGGATAAACCTGTAAACTTTGGTCTTAAACTTAATAAGCAACAACATGAGCTTGTACAAAAAAGACTTAAGTTATCACATGATACTTCAGTTAAATTCAAAGGACTTAACTTTGATACATTCTATCCTACTACCAAAAGAGAACCATAAAAAAAAAAATAAAGTCGAGAAGAACTTAGACCTTATCTATATAATATATTTGAGGTATAATTATGATTAACGACTTTCTTCTTTTTTACTTGTCCTCGTTCTTCTCATAGTTATAATATATAATACAAAAAATAGAAGGGGTAATCCCCTTCTATTAATTTTTCTTTATAGGTAATTGTCTTCAAATTGCTTTAACAATGGTTGAATACAATCTGTAGCATCATATAAGTCTCTTTCAGACTTAACAAGTAATCTTCCTTCTTCATCATACGGAGCCCAAGATTCAATAGTTTCAGAAAATCTATCAATTCTTTTGTGTACATCAGCTGACTCTTCGGCAGTTAATGCAATATTGTCTAAAGTATAATACCCTATTTGAACGTCCTTGTTACCTTTAGTCATAGTAACATTTTGGAAGTCTCCAATTCTAGGAACGAAGTATCCTAAGTCTCTTATAGCTATACTTCCTTTCTTAACTCCAAAGTTTTCAGCAGACAGTACCAAATGAACGTCGTTCATGTGGAAGTATTCATTGAACTTTCTTAATACTGCTGACACTTCTTTGTAATGCTCAACTGCCGCATATATTGCCGCATCTCTTGTGTCATTTAAGAATTCCCCTGATTTAGATTCCAAATTCTTTATGTATTCTGCACATATCATAAAGTTTTGGTATCCGTTACCTAGAGAGAAATTTGATACCATTGGCATGTGTGCTCCTAATGCTTTAAATGCTGTAGCATCACTTGACACAACTGATGAGCTGTATCTTTCAATAGCGTTATCTCTAAACCCTACTTCTCTAAATGGAACCTTGTATACCCAAGACGAACCTTCTACTCTAAATGCAATTCTATTTTGCCCTCTACCTAATACTTGAAATCCAGCCTCTCTTATCAAGCTTTCATAAGTTTGTGCTACCTCTTCAGCTGATGAACTAGATTGATAAGCTTCTACCATTCCATTTGCAAGTTCAAATACTCTTTCTTGAACTTTTCTATTCTCAGCTTCGTTATCATATCCTCTATTATTTCCAAACCCATAATTTTCTTTTCCAAACATCTTTATTCCTCCTTATATTATATTAATGTATTTATTTATCTTCTTCCAAACATTGGCGACTTTTCCCAGTTCTTTCCACTGCTTCCGCCACTAAACGCTGACTTTCCGAACGCAAATCCTGAGTTACCATTTCCACTTGAGTTTCCAAATGTTGATGATTTGCCAAATGTAAATCTACTACTTTCTCCACTGCTACCACTATTTAAACCAAATCCACTAGAACCACCACCGAATGTTCCTAGTTTCTTACCTCCACCGAATGTTCCACCTGAACCAAAGCCTCCACCGAAGCTACTTCCACCTGATGAACCAAATCCACTACTTCCACCACCGAAGCTTCTTCCGCCTCCGAACGAACTTCCACCGAATGAGCTTCCACCATAATATCTTTCATCTTCATCTTGGTACTTGGAAAATGCAGATACTTTCTCTTCTTCTGATTTAACTCCAAATCCGAAAGCTTTATTCTTGAATGGCTTTCTTTCACTAGGTTCTTCATCCATTACTAGATTTAATTTAGGAGCTTCTGTCTTTTCTTCTATTTGGATACCCAAATCTTCGATGGCTCTTAATACCACATCTTCAATTAAGTTTTCATTTGCGGCATCTTTGATAATCTTAACTAAACTATCAAAGTTATTAGCTACAACCTTTAATACTTTTGCAGCCATAAACATGTCGACCGCATATCTCGAAATCTCATTGTTTTGGTCGACTTCATGAAGCTTTCTTACTTTATCAATATGAAACACTTGTTGCATTTCATTATATGTAGCTTTGTCAACTACCTTTCTGAACTTTTCGGCACCTTCAGATAATTGTCCTCTTTCATTTAACCATTTTGCCAAGTTTTCAGGGATTTTTGCTTCTTCACCACCAAACCAATTTGCAGTTTGGTTTACAAATGATGGGTCAGCAAACTTTACTTGTTGCTCACTTAAGTAAGTTTCTAGTGCATTGATTGTAGCATTCCATTGGTCATTCCAATGTGACGCTCTTTTTGTTTTCTCATTTAGAAACACCCTTTCTGGATTCATCTTTGTAAATCCACCTTTACCGTTCTTAATTTTGTTACTTAATCTCATAATTTTTCCTCCTTAAATTTTATATTGTTTTGTACTGCTACACCTATATAATATATATATTAAAATACTGATTATGCTAGTTGCTATTTCTTTATCTGCTCTTGAAGCAACATATCACCAAGTGCTAATTTTCTAGCTTCCTCTAAGTCAGCGTCAAGCTTTGCCTGCATCTCAGGCGGTATTTGCATCATATCAAATTCATTTAATTTTCCTAGTATTGAATTAGGGTCATCTGGTATTACATCTCTTATATCATCATAGACATCTTCGGGAGCTGGAGATATTCTAAATCCATTCTTTGTAAACTTAAAGAATCTTAAGTTCCCTTTATGTCCGTTATTTGTTGATAGTTCATTTATCTCTTTATTATTGTCTCTATCCTTATCAAGAAGCATGTGAAGCATAGTGACATTATTATATCTTCCTCTAAATTGAATAAGTAGAGATTCTACATGGAACTTAAGTCCAAATCCACCAGCAACATGAGAAGCGTTTAGTTGTCCACCCATAAGTGGGCTTGGATATACTCTTCTTCCTATTACTTCTTGTGCTACTCTTTCTCCTTCTCTATTAAATTGTCCAGCTGTTACTATAGGAACATTTAATCTCTGAGCGGCAAGTTTTAAATTCTCAAACTTCTTAACTAAATCAGTTTTAGACTTATCATCTGTATCATTTCTATTTATAGGTACAGCAAGTAAGTCAGCATAGTCAAGAACTATAAGCATAACTCTCATACCTTCGTTTGCAAGTTCATTAACAAGTGCATCTAAATCATCAGGACCTATATCGTATCTATGAAACTCACGAACTACTATTGCCATTTCACTATCATTTTGTGGAGATATATACTTATGTGCAATTCCTGTAACTTCAGCGTCAGGCATATCTATAAGCTTTCTTGAGAACATCTTCTCTTCCATATGCCAATCCACAAATCTTTTAAATACTTGTAAAGTATCATTTTCTAAAGTTATATGAAGCACACAGTTTTCTTTACCGGGTATCTTATCAACATTTGGATTTGATTTAGCAACTCCTAAAGTTACATTTTCGAGAAATCCAGATTTGAACCCTCCTGATAAAGCTATAGTTGCATATAGTTTCTTTGGCTTTAGTTTACCCATAAAATCATCAAGTGCTGGAATACCAGTTGATAAAGCATTTGAATCTTCATATCTTAACTGAGTGATTATATTATCAAGTCCCTTAGGACTTCTTGAGAATTTAACTGTCTTATTATTTGCCTTAGTAGTTCTAGTTGTAATATCTATTGCTACTGATTTAAAATCATTTATTATATCTTGGTATTCATTCATTACAGTATTCGTAGGAGAAGATTGTAAGAATGTAAGCTTTGATATAATATTGTCCATCTTCTTTAAAGCTACTTTATTTACAGATAAGAAATCTACAAGAGAAGCTATAAACTTCTTATTATCATCTGTAGCTTGTAAGTATTTAGCATACACATCAGAACCTACAGTTTCATCAGTTGATGATATACGAATAAGTCCTTCAGCATCTAGTGCTATTCCATCCTGTATATATTTAAGCATAGTTTCTATGCACTTTATTATCTCTTGCTCTCTTGTATCTTTTCTTGATACTTTTAAATCTACAAGTGCTTCTTTTAAGTTTGCTAAAAATTCATTATTATGTCTAAAATGCGGTACTATACTAAAAAGTAATGTGAGCGTCGCATAGTTAATAGGTATTATCATACTTGTACTCCTTCCTTAATCTCATCATTAATTGTGGGTTTTTGAATATCCGAAATATCTAAAAGCTCTTTTATTCTATCTACTGATAGATTAACTTCATATATTTCTTCTATTGTCTTTTGTATCTTATGAGTTAAAGGAATAGTAGGAGACAGCACATATTCTGCATCTTCTTCTATAGATTTAACTTCTTGTGTTTTAACTTGTCTTTCTATTTTAAATTGAAATATTCCTTTATAAGATGACATTATAAAAGATAGGTTTTTATACTCTTCATCGTTATAAGAATTAGTATCAACATCTATTCTTATAATATCCTTAGCTTTCTTATCAAGTTTTAAATCGTTAAAGAAAGCTTTCATCTTCTTTACAGTTGATTTACATATATCAGTACCATCCAATATTATATACTTTCTACAGTATTTATTTTCTATAAAATTAACTTTAAAAATTCCAGTATCTAAATCAACTGTAATATCATCAAATCCCTTTTTAGTTCCAGCATCTGAAAATGAATGAGATGAAAAAGAACCTGTATACCAGATATTATCTGCAATATTTATTCTATTGTGTATATGTCCACATACAGTATATATTCCGGTAGTTTCTATTATATCTCTATCCTTTATAACTTGTGCCATCTTATGAGTATCAGCTTTTAAAGCCTTAGCATAAGGCATAGCAGACTCTATCGAACCGTGGTATATAGTTACATCAGCTTTAGTAGTTAAAGCTTCTTCATATAGTTCTTCATAGGTATTTGAATAATACTCAGGAATGAATCTAAATAAAAGTCCTTCCACATCTATAAACTCTACATTTCTCACAATATGAAAGTTAGGACTTTCAAGAGATGAGAATATATCAAGTTGTGTATTATCATGAGATAAAGTACCCTTAAGTAAGAATACTTTTAAATCATATAGTCTTGCTCTTTCTGCAATAGTTGTCATAAAATCAACTGCTATTTGTATTACCTTGTGATTTGCTGGATATACTCTATCAAATATATCTCCTGCAAAAGTTAGTACATCAATACTTTCTTTTAATTTATCTATATAATCAATTATAAGCATAAGCTCTTCTATGTAATCTGTAGGTTCGCTATATACTGATAAGTGTAAGTCTGAAATATTAATATGTCTTAGTGTCTTCATAAAGTCCTCCCAAACACCCCTTTAGTTAAAAATCGAGGGTTCACACCCAAAAATTTGTTAGTAAAAATTCAATAATTAGGAGGTTTAAAATATATGATTAGAACTAATCAAGCGAAGCTTTCCGACTTATCTTCTCTATGGAAAGTGATGGATAAAGTTGATAATTTATCAGGTAAAGTAGCTGAGCTTATATCTGGTCGTGATGTTGATGCGGCGTCTGCACCTGAAGCTTTTTTACTATATGAAGCAAACTCGAACAAGATGTTCAAAAGAGACATTATGAATTTAATAAATGAGAAAAAGATTGTACTTAAGTATAATCCATTGGTTGCTGTAGGAATGTATCTTCCTTATGCTCCACTTATTGACAAATCATCAGGAGCTGTACAAGTTATAGTAAATGCTACATCTTACTGTACAGAAGAAGATGGTAAATTCAAAATAAATGTGAATGATTTAATAGGATTATGTCAAGGTGCTTGGGCTATCTACAAATCACTTATAAACTACACAAAGATATGTGCAAATTTCCAAATGAGATATTTGCTTATAGAACTATATACAAAGATATTAACTATAGGTATATCGGGTTCTTCAATATTTGCAAGTGGAGCAAACGCTAAGTATCTTAAATATATCTGTGCAAGATTTATGCTTAATCATCACTTTGGTATTGATAAGAATGTACATGAAAGTGCAATGAATCAAGCTAAGATAGAAAATGATACAGAAAAGGCATTTATAAACCAATTAGTTTTAGAAACTCCAAAAGAGTTATGGCAATCATTCCATGGTCTTGTAGAAATACTTAAGAGAAACTTTACAGCTTTAAAAGATAAAGTATCAGTTGAGTTTATAAGACAAAGAGTTTCGATAATCTTAGGAAGTCCAAATGTATTCTCAGTTGACTATGTACCATACTTGTGTGCACTGGCATCAGGATACTATAATAACTATTCGGTTTATAGAAGCTCTTCTATTAAGACAGAACTTCAACCTTACTGTATTGCAGTTGCAAGAGAAGTATTACAATCTTTATAAGGAGGTTTATAATGAGAGCCTTTATAGATTCTGTAGATGGTAGAAAGACTACCTTCTACGATAGATTAAAACCTCATATGTCAAAACCCGTCGATATCGACGGGCTTATTGGTATTTATAATTTTACACTGACAAAGCTTACAAATCCTACTATGGAATTTTTGGATACTTTGGATAATATCGGTAAGGGACATTTTGAGATAATGTACAATGTTTATCAAATACCTGAGTTACAATTTACTCCAGACTTTGGTAAATATCAAATATTCTTTAAAGACGGGAATCGTCTTTTAGAGTATAAAGAATACTTAAGACAAAAAGGTGCAAAGTATTACTTTGTAGATGAATCTTACTTTATAGTAATTCCTAAGGAAGAAGCAATTCTAACTACAGGTACAGTTATTATATCTACAGGAAATGATGTAGTAAGATTTATAGATACTCCAAGTCCAACAGCTCTACATCTATTTGAAAATCTTTATATGGAGATGAGCTTAAAGCACATAGAAGTATTTTCAGAAAATAAAGCACTAGACGCTTATAAGTTATGTCTAGGAGATTTAGAAGTAGGTACTGGAGTTAAGGTTGGAAATACAGTGTCTAATAAGACAGCTATAATTGAAGTTGTAAGTCCAAATGATATATTATCATCTATTGGAGTTATAGTATACGAAAGAGACGGAAAGAAAGGATTTGAATTTAGAAATCTAACTTATGCTTCTTGGAACCAAACTTCAGCTGTACTTGATATAAAGGCTTTAGAAGATGAAATAGGAGCTGGTACTACAGTTACTAAACTTCTAGTCCTTTATAATACAGCAAACGATGATAAAGAGGACTTAGACACTTTATATGAAGACTTTATATACTCTTGTGTATATAGTCCTGAACTTGAAGGATTTGTTAAAGGTTCAAGAGCGTCTCTTCTTCCGATAGCAAATGATGACCCAAGACTTCTTGTTGACTTTGGTAATGACACTGAATACTTCAGTAGTATCAAAAGTATATCAAAGCAATTCGCTTTAAGTATGATAGGAGATGAATACACAAGAATAAGAAATGCAGCTGAGCTTGTAGAAGATGGGGATAACTATGTTATATTTGTTCCTAATAGATATTCACAAGTAGTTTCTTTATATGTAAATGGAAAATACTTCCATACAGGATTTAAAAGAGATGATAGACTTGGAGTATCTAAGATAACTATACCTAAAGCACTTCTTAAAGACTATGCTGATAAAGATGAAATAGAAGCTGTAGTAGAGCCACTATTTACAAGAAGATATGATTTGGTAGTTGATAAGGTTATAAAGTATGGTAAAGCTGAAGGACATCTTATAGAAGATGAGCTAAACCTAATACCTTTATATGAAACGGCAGGACTTGACAGGTCGATGCACTTATTCATAGATGGACATTTTATTCGTCCTGATTTTTACGAGATTATAAATTACAATAATAATTTATTTATCTTCTTTAAAAAGAAAGTGGCTGATATAGCCAATGTAACGGTTATAGTACATGCTGAAGATGTGTATGATGAAAAGGTAGGGACAATAACTGATATCTCCAAAAAAGAGTATATAAATGATTATTCTAAGACTTATTATGGTGGACATTTAATATCAACTTATAAGCTTATGAATATGCTTGAAGGAAATTATTTAGGAGCTGCAATAAATCCTGTATTTCCTGACAGCCATGATGATAACTTATTTATCTGCGAATTAAAAGATAATAAGCTATACAAGTTCGTAGATGGTGGAAGTGAAGACTTCTTACTTAGAGGATTCTATTATGTGGATTCTAATGCAAAGAAAGTAGTTGTATATACTATAGCACAAATATATACTTACATTAAAAATAAAGTTTCGCCTAACACTATCTTGATTAATTCGTATCCTACATCGAACCATGAAGACCTAATAGTGAAGCGGACTAAATTCGCATATGATATGTTAGCCATTGGCAAACGGTTTAGAGGTATCGTAAATGGAAACGATATTAACGGAACTGGTGTAAAAGATTATGTGAAAACTAACTACGCAGAGTTTATAGATTCTGAAGGAAGAGTAATAATTTCAAATAATGAAAAGGTAATTGCTCAAGCTCCAGTGAATGTTAATTTTGATAGGTATGAGGATTAATCATACAACTAAATAACTTTCAATAGATACATATATGGTGTATAAGGAGAGAGTGCGTTTGGAACTATGGGTATATAGTGTATTAAGATTTGAGGATCTTTTTAGAGATTCCCCCAGTACCGCAAATCTTTAGTATTACATGAGTATACATGATTTGAAAAGAAGATATAATATAATCATTATGTCATATTTCAAGTTTTATTTCCAGTAATACGTATAATAACATATTACGATTTACAGTGAATAATATTCAGTTAATTCTAGTAAATCACGGAATTAATAATAAGAATAAAGCTTTGTACGTGTCGTACTTGTAGATTGAGGAAAATAAGATAATGATGAATTATTCTATTTTTATTAATTTTATTAAACTAAATTTTTGAATTATTAAAATCAATAAATATAACATGAATTAATTCTTGTGCGTGTCGCATTACGAATCTAAAAAATTAAGAGATACATTGAAAATTCTGATTATTGAGAGATAATCGGTCTAATATCTGAATGAAAAAGAGAGTCCGTGTCGGATTGCACATTTAATGAATATAATATTATAAAATATAAAAGTTGTGGTGTGGCTTTATGCCACACCTATAACTTTATCAAGCTTCTT